CTACTCTCTTAATGTTTTAGATTTCTTTTTAACCCTTATCAGCATATTTGATCTTGATTCAAAAAATTGTTGTCCTGTTAATGACCTTCTTAGTGTACCACCCATAGCTGATATACTACCAAATGAACCACCTTGAATTGAACCTATCTGTGAATTGATAAATGATCTAGGATTTGTACCTAAATTAATTAGTGTATTTACAGAAAGATTACTTCTTCTCCGTCTTGCTTTTTGAACATTATCAGTAACTTTTTGTTTTTTATTATTATCTACTGCTCTTTCTTCACTACCTAGATTTGGTGCTACAGCAGGTTTACTACTTATAGCTCCATCAGCACTCTTGAAAAGATTAGGTATTGATGAGTTACAAGGATCGAATGTCGTTCCTAATGAAAATGCCGATTTTGATAAATCCATTAAATTTAAATTAACGAAACCTTCTAATCCAGTTGCATCAGCAAAATCTCCTGCTATTTCTCCTATCTTTCCTAATCCAGCATCAAGACCTGTTTCTTTTGATAGTTTCTCTAATTGATCCCTTAAAGAAATATCTGGTAAAATATCCTCTACCATCTCTGTTAATTTACCTTCAACACCAGCAAGAACACCATTAACAGTTCCAAGAACCGCAGTAAGTCCAGCAGGAGTACCAATTATACCAGATAATCTTACCATCTGTCCCATTCCGTTTCCTAAACTCCCTCGTAAATTACTGAAATTTACATTTATAGCACAAGAAGGTCTAGGAATATCAGTACTTTTAAAAAAAGATGTTGCTCCACTAGCTAATGCACTAAGGTCATTCATATAATAATTCCTTTCTAATTATGCACCAGTTAAAATACCAGCAAATACGTTACCAGAACCAGTTGCAACTGAAGTACACGCTGTTGCACCACCAACATTATCACCCACTCTACCTATACCCATTCCATTTACTTTTACAGTAGGACAACCTAAAATAATAGGTTCTGAATGATTACAACAATGGTTTCCACAAGGGATGCCTGGATGGGGAGTATTATGATCACCTTGCACACTTACTGGTCTACCATTAATAAATACACCAGTATATTTTGCTGTTCTTAAAGGTACATCTCCACCACAATTTTTATGTGGAACATCAGCATCACCTAATCTAGTAACCCCCTTAAACATTAGTCTATTACTCCATTATCCCTATCGTTAATAATTTGTACTAGTTCCGCACTACCAAAAACATCTGTATACATGAATTTATAATAATCATCATTAAGATAACCAGTAACTCCATATGCTTTAACATATCTATAAAGTTTATCTACTAATGAATCATATTCATTCGTATCATTAGTTATATGTGTTTGAAAATTATCTTTATGAGTTAAAACAGTTGCAGCATATGTTGAACTACCTAATAAATCATTAACACTTGTTGCTATTCCAGATGGACTACCTGTATATGGATCAGCTTGAACACTACTTAAAACACCCAAACTAGCATAAGTTACTGGTATAGGATTAGTATCTAAAAAAGTCTGTGCATCACTAATAGTAACATCACCTGTAAATAATGTTCCAAAAACTTTTTCCAAATAATTTTCAAATGGAACTCCAAACCTATGTTCCAATGATGTTACAGATGATACCATTGACATCAATGATTGAAGATTTGGTTTTACTTCTGTGTTTGGTGCTGAATCTCTAACACCACTTAATAAATCATTATGAAGTTTAAAATCAGCATCTGCTGTATTAATAAAAGTTTTTAGTGTTGCTAAGTTTGTCCTAATTGTATTGTTAGCTGAAATATATCCAGATACACTAGAAGCAATAGCAGCCATATCTGTTATAGTTAAAGTACCGCCACTTGTCCAACCATCAGGTAAATTAGCTGCATCATCACTATAAAATAATAAAGTATCTGGTGTTGATGCAGAACCTAATTCGGCACTAGCAATATTTGCATCAGTTTCAAGTTCTGTTGTTAAAGTATCAATTCTGGAAATTAAATTTGTTAATGGAGTTTCAAGAACATTAACGTATGCATTTTCATTATCAAGAAGTGTGAATATTTGTTTAACGTGTTCTTTTTCAGTATCAAAAGTAGCATCCGTTAGATTTGGTGTTAAACCATCTGTAAAAATAATTGGCATAATATTCCCCTTAATTCAAATTAATTGCACCAGCTGTCTGGTTAATTACTCCTGCGTTAATATTATAAATTCCTCCAAATGCTTCTGTATTTGCTATTCCAGACAATATATTTAATGCATAAGCACCAGATACATCAGTTTGATATAAACCAGTTATAGTCTTATTTAAATTTGCTGCTGTTGATATACCAAAATTACCACCAGAGGATAAATCCAGATTTCCAGTTGTTACCATCATTAAATTACCACCAACAATATTAGTCGTATCACCAAAAATCATTTCTGCAAGATTACCTGATACTACTTGAGCTGCATCTCCCATAATATTAATTGTACTATCACCAGTAATATTTAAAATTTGATCTTGACCAATTTTAAAATCACTCGTACCATTAACAACAATTTTTTGATCAGCAAGTATTTCTTTTGCTTCATTACCTAATATTTTTGTCCTCGTATCACCATGTACGTTTAAATGATAATCTCCATATACCTCTTGTACTAAATCTCCTTGATATAACATACGACAATCACCAGCAATAGTAACATTACAAGTACCATGAATAAGTACCCCTTTATGTCCTAAAGTTATTTCATACTCATTACCAACAATTTTAGTTATCTTAGTACCATCTGGCTGTATTTCTTCAAATGTACCAGACTTATGAAATTTATGTAATCGTTCAGCTGTTGGTGTATCATCCCATTCTTCAACATGACCAGACTCAGACATTCTTACATGATTGTAAGGGTACATTGAACTTAATTCAACAGATGGTAAATATTGTGTCGGGTTATCTCCTGTTCCACCATATCTAGGATTTGGTTCATTCCATAAAGAAGCTGCATATAATACTGCATTATTAGTATTAGGAATAGTAGTTGTTATATCTCCTGCCAATGCTGTTGGAACATCAGTATTTCTTGTTTCTCTTTTATAAGATAATGATGGAGAATCCTCTGATGTTTTTCCTGTATCTGAGCTTAATGGTACAGGAAATTCTCCACTACCTCTTGCTAATCTATTTGTATCTTGTTCGTCAAGGTGTGTTGTTAATGGATAAACACCATCTGGATCATTAAAACCTACTACTGGATTAGAAGGATCCTCTGGTATTCCCCCAAAAGTTCCCATCATAACAGGTTCTTGTGCATTTTCACCATCACGGAAAAAACCAAAAACCCATGTACCTTCTACTGGGCCCATAGGTGTCGTTCCAATACCATTCATAGCTGCAGAGGTAATTGGTTGACTTGGAGTTGCCCAAGGTAAATGTTCCGTTGGTATTCCCTCACCTTCAACTTTATTATCAGTATGATAACCAAGAATCCGAACTCGACACCGACCTAACTTTAATGGGTCGATTCTATCTTCAACTACACCCTGCCACCATACAAAATTACCATACATAATTAAACTTCCTCTCTCGTTTTATTGATAACTATATCTTCTAATGCATCTTTAGTTATTTCAATTTTCATAGTATATGTTATCTTATTATCCTTTGCTATTGTTCTGTTAAACGTATGTTTAATTGCTGTAACCATATAAACACCAGATAAGAACTTATCCAAATAATTATCAGAATTTTTATCACCATCAGTTGATTCTGATGATGGTACTTCAACATTGATTGTATGTCCAACCCTAAGAAATGAATTACCAGCAGCTTCAATCATAAGAGTAATATTATCATAAGATTTTATTTGTGCTGTTCTTTGTAATTTCCATTCTTCAACTTTATTATCATATAAATCATCTTTATTATTAGCATACATTTTATCATGTTTTGGATAAAAAACAACATGACTATCAGTTGATTCTGATATTTGTTTTCCATCTATAATAGGAAAATTATTATTTTTATCATGTGGTGCAAAGGATATTCTAGGATTTTCTGCTGATTTAAGTTCCATATCAGATGATGAGATTACTGGAAAACTACCAACATGATTTAAACTTACAAAATTTTGATAATTATTAAAATCATATTGTGTTATTTTCTTTTTTACAATATCATGTGTTACTAGTTTTGATGCATAAAGTCCATTAATAGCATTATCTGCTCTATCAAAATTTCTTACAAAATGTAGTTTATTGATTCGATAAATTCCCCTTGCTCCAAGTTCAACACCTTCTGAATCTTTCGTTCTAGGAAAATATTTGTAAGTAAAGGCTGCTTCACGTTCTGATAATTTATTTAAACTTATAAAATTACAATTATCTATCGTTTCATAAAATACATAATTAACACCAGCATTATCTTTTTGAATAGCTCTTTGTGTCAACCATTTAATTGCTTCTAATGGATGTAAATTTGGAATTATAAGAGATTCAATTTTATCTGTTGGTTCAATTAAGAGTTGTTTACTAGAACCAGTAACTCCATTAGAGTCTGGAAGATTATACAAATATTGATTATAGATGTCAGTAACAATATTACTTATAGTAGTATTGTGATAAGATTTAGATACTTTAGAATGAATATTACTTATATATTGTTCAGATATTAAATCTAGTGTAAAAACTTGTGCCTTTGGTTCTTTAGTTGAAAAATACCTAGCATCCAATGAGTTTACATACATATTAGGTGTTTTTACTGTATAGAAAGTATCGTCTGATCTTCCATCTACACCCGATAATGAAATATCTATATTAACAAATTCTTCTCCTACTATTGGAAATTTAGCAGGAATATTATAAGAATCTGATAACACTATACTGCCTGTCATAGAAGTTTTAAATAAATTTTCTTCTACATTCAACTCTACTAAAAACGGACTTAAATCAAAGTCTGAAAGAGCTGAACTAATAGATAAATTATTTACTCTTACATCTTGTATATTACGTTGGTTTTGCATAATTTACTCTACAACAAGTTTTTTAAATTCTCTTACAATTTGAGAAGTATATTGAGATTTAATAATATCTATCATTCTTTTTTTATCATTTAATTTTTCTTCATAAATAAAATTTGTTACAGCATTATATCCTGGCCCAGATGTATCTTGAAAAAAACCATTTGCACCTATGCTCTGTGGATACCTGTCAACAATATTTCCATCATTATCTTCGTAATGATGAACTCCATTTGGATCACCATATTTTTTTATTACATATTTCTGTAAATCCAGATAAGTTAATGGCCAATCATAATATGGATTAGTCATATAATTTGCATACATGATAATCCAATGTAAAGTAGAATCACCATAAAATTGATGTGCAAGTGTGTCTGCTCTGTCGCCATCTTGAATAAAATATTGTTCAAAAATAGATACATTTGTAATTTCTATTTTTTTTCTGATTCTTCTTAAAATATTCGTTACTAATCTATACTTTTTTTCATTAACATCAACAGCATTATATACTGTATTTGGGAAATATTTGAAATAAGCCATAATTAAAAACCTCCTTTTATTTCACTTCTCGTTTCATCATTCTCTCCACCCAAAACATCATCTTGTGTTACAATTAGAGTTTCTTCAAATTGTAATTGTAATGTTACAGATGTTGGAGCACCTTTGTCAAAAGAATGCCAACCTGACGTTGCAAAATTAGTATTTACTGATTTTAGAATACATGGTTTTAATTTTGGAAGATACAGATTATCATTAAGTTTTTTCTCGCTCTTTCCATTTGGAAGAAAACCTTGTATTCCTCTTTGTGCTTCTTGGCCAAGATCATCAAAAGTTTTAAACGAAATATAAAAATCATGTGGATATTCAAAAAAACTTTCACTATTTTGATAACTTGGTTTAGAATATGCTCTAAATTTTTCAATCAAATCTCTTAAAATATTACTCTCATCTTTATTTCTAGGAGAAAGTGTCCATGAAAACTCAAATGCTCTGAATGGGACACCTTGAAATGTCTGCTCTTTAAATGGATTTGCTTTTAATCTAGTTTGCACTTCAATATTACTTTGAAGCCCACCACCACCAAGAGCACCTAAAACAGCACCACCTATAACACCTTGTCCTAATACAGTAGAAACAAGTGAACCAGCACCACCAGAAATTATAGAACCCATATTAGCAAAACCAGCTGCTTCCAAACTACCTGTACCCTTCATCATTCCTCTAACCATACCTAAATCCTCAGATTGCCATTCAGCAGTATCATTATATTGTAAATTCTCTGGCATAGGTAGATGAATAATACCAACTGGTTGTGCTGAATTGTTTGCATTTGTAAGGTTATTTACCCTTGCTCGGAAATTAGCAGTAGCAGTTTTCATACTATTAAGAATACCGCTTGTCATATTTTTAAGTCCATTTGGATTTTCTGCCATTCGTTCTGCAAGAGATTTGTCATTTTCATCACTCTCTGATGCACGATCACCTGATCCCTCTGCAACAGCTGCGGGTTTAGGTATATTTTCTGTTATAGCTTGATCCAAAGATTGTGCTAAAGATTGGTGTTGATTAATTAAACTTCCCATGTTCTTAGTAAAATCATTCATTTGAAGTCCATCTTTTTTCTTTATTTCAATCGAAACAATATCTGGATAAGTAATACCAGTACCCAAATCCGTAGGAAATACTATACTTTTAAATGTAGACATTTATTTATTCCTTTTAACACGTTGATCAGTTTTTTTCCAGATTACCTTAGATGGCAATCGTCTTTTATCCATAGAGTAAAATCTTTCTGATGGTACACTCATAGCAATTTCCCAATCTAAAGGATGTACCTCAATTATCTTTGAAGTAATAGCATCAAAACTATATCTTCTATAAGAAAATTTAGCGTATTTAAATTTTCTATTATTTCTTATAATCTTTATAAAAGAATTAAATAATATTCTTTGATTCTTGTTATAGTCTTGTTTATTTAAAAATTGAAACATATATTCCATTAATAATCCTCTTTGCTTAGGATTCATAAAATGAAAATTAATACCTTCAAATATTTCTTCTGTTCTATATAAAACAAATGTCAAAGGAAACATATCAAAAGTTACTTCGGGTATTAAAGGAATATAACGGTAAAAATACATTCTACCTAAATAAAAATTACTTTTTACTTGCCCGCCTTCACGAAGCATATCTCTAAAATCAAAGTTCTTTCCATATTCTAATGCATATTCTTGATAAAATTCAATAGACCTTTCACTTCTTTCTATTATGTTAGTAGCCTTTGCTGCTTTATGTGCTTTTTGAAAAAAGGATTCATTTCCTAAAAACTTTATATGTTTATTTAAAACTTTTAATAAAGGATTATTGCGATGGAGAAGATTTTGAATATCATCCTTTCTTCTCTTTGATAATTCTTTAATTTCATCCTTTTTCTTCCCAATTAATTTAACAGCTATTTTTACTCTTTTTACTAAAAGTCCAAGATCCTTCAATGAAGGAAAACCAATTTGTTTTAAATGTTTTTCATACAAACCCCTTTCCTTATAATTTAAAGATTTAATAATCTTTTTTATCTTAGGATTATCTTTAATTTGGCTTATATGTTTAATCTTTCCTTCTCTATAAAGTTTTGCAGATTCACGAAATAAAGCTCTTACTTTAGGATAATTTCTTAGCTTTGCAAGAGTATCAAAAATCTTTTGCTCTACAATCCCTGCGTCTTTTAAACGTAAATTTTTTTCCTTTTCTTCTTGTATTGCCATTGTTCTATATTTATAATAGATTTTATTATTTTATTCCTAATTCCTTTTCTGTAAGAACAATAAACTCCCAATCACGTTTCTCAGCCCATTTCTTTGCAGCTCTCCATTTTGACTGATTTCTTACATATGCCTGCAATTCATTTCTATACTTGCTGGATCTACGTTTTGGTTTTTTAGGAGGCAAACATTGACTATGTGGTTTTATCTCAATTATATATTTCTTTATTTGCCCTGTTTTGGTTTTAACTTTTACATAAAAATCTACAAAATATCGTCTTGTCTTTTTCTCAACTGGATTATAATATGGTATTTTTACAGTTTCCGATCCCCATTCTAAAACATTATGACGATTATCAAGATATTTCATATATCTCAATTCCCAACTAGAGCGAAACTCACATTCATGGAGATTACCTACATATTTCTCCTTATTTTTAACCTTATATTTACCAACTCTAGGATATTTTTTCATATATCTATTATAAATATAGTAAGATTCTAAGTATTTATAACAGGAGTAACAAATGGCAGGTTCAATAAATGAGTTTTTATCAAAAACAAGAGGAGATTTTGCAACAGCTAATCTGTTTCAAGTTTCTATCATTCCGCCTCAAAGTCTAAGTTTGAATACAATATTTGAGGATGTCCGAAATATAAATTTTCTTTGTAATACTGCTTCAATTCCTGGCTTAACAATGGCAACAACAGAAAAAGCATTAGATTATAGAGAAAGAATAAAACAGAAATTATATGATGATATTAATTTAACATTTTACTGTACCGAGAGTCTAAAAGAAATAAAATTTTTTAACGATTGGTTAAATCTTGCTGTCAATCCTTTTAATAATAGAACTGGTTATCATTCTGATTATACATCTACAATAATAATTGCTAAATTATCAAAAGAAGCAATTAAAAAAAATATAATGAGTAGTTTCAATGAAAATGAAATGATAGATGATTTAGCTACTAGAGCAGACAGAGCACGTTCTGGTGGAAATATTATAGGACAAACTGAAGGATGGAATAAAAAGTCTTTCTCAATAACATTATTCGAAGCTTTTCCAAAACGAATAGAACCACTAGAATTAAGTTACGCAACAAGTGATATTGTAAGTGTAAATGTTTCGTTTACCTATCGTTATCATAATATTGGGTTTTAATAATTAGTATATATATTATATTAATATTATTTTATGTAAAGGAGTTAATGAAATGGGATTACCAAAAATTGCAGTACCAGAGTATAGTTTAAAATTACCATCTACTGATGAAGAAATAAAATATCGACCTTTCCTAGTTAAAGAAGAAAAGCTTCTCTTGATTGCTATGGAAAGTGAAGATGAAAAACAAATAATTGAAGCAACAAAGAATGTAATTAAAAATTGTATCATTAATAAGATAGATATTGATGTACTTCCAATATTTGATATTGAATATATTTTTCTTTGGTTAAGAGCAAGGTCAAAAGGAGAAGTAATTGAATTAAATTATAAATGTCCTCAATGTGAAAAAACAGTACCAATTTCTTTTAATATTGAAGATATAAAAATTCATAGAAAAGATGAACATACAAATAAGATTCAATTAACAAATGATTTAGGTGTTTGTATGCGCTATCCTGATATGAAATTACAATCTAAACTAGATTCTATTGATAAAGATAATCAGATAGAATTGGTACTAAGATCAATGATGATATGTATAGATTATATCTATGATAATGAAAATATATATTCTAGGAAAGATCATACAGAAAAAGAATTAGAAGAATTTTTAGAATCATTGAGTGATGCACAATTTCAAAAAGTTTCATCATTTTTTGAAACAATGCCAAAATTAAAACATGAAGTTAAATTAGAATGTAAGAACAAGATAAAAGAAGAAGGAAAGAAAAAAGAAAAAGTATGTAATTATACTGAAGATATAGTTTTGGAGGGCCTTCAATCTTTTTTCGAGTAATCCTCTGTGATAATTCATTAGGTAGTATGTTTAGTAATAATTTTGCTATGATGCAACATCATAATTATTCCTTAATTGAAATCGAAAATATGATGCCTTGGGAAAAAGATGTTTATACTACATTATTAGTAAACCACGTTGCAGAGGAAAATGAAAGAATTAAAAATCAAAACTCACAAAATCATTAAAGGAACAAATGATGGCTGATAAATCACTAAATGACATTTGCGAAGAATTAAAAAAGCAAAACAAAAATATACAGCGAAAAAATTCAATAGATAATTCGCAATGGGCACGCTTACAAACAGTATTGCTCAATATGCAAACTTTATTATTTTCTGTGAATAATGTATTAAGTACTTCTGCTATAGCAAAAAATAGTGATAGTCCATTAGAAACTTTAATAAAAGAACAAACTAAAGTAACAAAAGAAGCAACACCTGCCGAAGTCATATCACCTGCTAGGCCAATATCATCCGAAAATGTCAATGATATGAAAATTGCTAGAGTTGAAAGTTTGACAGTTTTTATACCAAAAACAGTACATTTTAATATAGATGATATAATGCCATTTAAAGAAATCTCCAAACCATCTAAGAAAGATAAAGATGAAGATAAAGACTCTGACAAAGATAAAAAAGCTCTTACATTATTCCAACAAATTTGGAGAAAAATGTCTGGAAAAGGTATATCTAAAGAAGAACAAGAATTAATAGAAAGAGAAAAACAAGCAAGAGCTGAACAAAAAGAAAAAGCAAGAGAAAAAAGAGTTAAGGATAGATGGACAAACTTTACAAAAGGATTTAAAGATAGATTAAAAGACAATCCTGTTACAAATTTCTTCAAAGATAATTGGGGAAAATTGTTGCTTGGATTAGCAGTATTGTTTATGAAACCAAGTCAAATGAAAAAGTTGTGGGGTTATTTAATGGAATTTGGAGAATGGTTTGCAGAAAATGGCGGAACTGTTTTCAGGAAGATATTTGATTTTTTAAATGTAAATATACCAAAATTAATTGATTTATTATTTGATGTTGTAGATTGGTTTGTAGGAAAAAAGAAAGGTAGTGCTGAAGAAATTAAAAGCAAAGAAGAAGAAATTAAACAAAAAGAAAAAGAAATCAGGAATGAAAAAGATCCTAAGAAACAAAAAAAATTAACAGAAGAAAAAGCACTTTTACAAAAACAATTAGAAGATTTAAATACTAGATCTGGTGGGGTTGATGATAGTATATTGAAACAAGTAGCAGTTATAGCTGGAATTATGGCATGGTTTGCACCAGGCCTTATGTATTCAATCGGAGCTCTAGCGGTAAGTTGGGGTTGGAAAGGAATTAAAAGTTTATGGACTAAAACACCAGATGCAAATGCAAATACAAAGACAAATACAAATACAAAGACAAATACCAAGACAAATACAAGTAATGTTAGGAATACTCCTAGAGGTACGCCTCCGCCCCCACAAAATCCAGAGCAGATTAGGGAAAGAAATCAAAATAGAAGGGCTCGTTTAAAACAACTCAGAGCAAATAATCCACAGGCAACTAGATCTATTGGTAGTAAAGTTGCATCAAAGGTGTCAAAGGCCACAAGGGCAGTTGGAAGTTTATCTGGTATGCGTGGGTTGCAAGCAGTAATGGACAAATATCCAAGAGTAGCAAAAATTCTTCAGTTGCCGGGAATTGGTAAATTACTTGCTGCCACATCAGTTATAGCTACATTAAATTCTGATGCACCATTAGGAGAAAAAATTACAAGTGTAGCAGGAATCCTCGGAGGTTATGGTGGTGGTGTATGGCTTGGTGGTATTGCTGGTAGTATTGCAGGACTTGCTGGTGGTCCGACTGCTCCAGCAACAAGTCTTGTTGCAGGTCTTCTCGGCGGTGCAGCTGGATGGTGGTTAGGAGATAGATTAGCAACAGGTTTAACACAATGGTTACTCGGTGCTCCTGTTGATGCATTTCCAGATTGGATTAATGATTTCTTTAATGGGAAAAATGTAGATAGTGCAGAAGATAAACTTCCCCCTGAGAAATCACAAATGCCTATACCAAAAACTACTCCTAAAGATTCTCAAAATACTGGTGCTATTGGTAAATGGTCTGGAGCAAATCAACCT